TCAAGGAAGACTGCGAGGTCATGATCCCGACCGAGGGAGGCAGAATGGTGCCTTTCACCTTTGCAAACAACGCCGCCAGGATTAACGCCGGGCTGGAAATCATCGACGCCTTGTCAAGCCATTGGGACATCGCTATGCCGGTCTTCATAGACAACGCAGAAAGTGTAACCAGACTCCTGCGGATGGACACCCAAGTCATCAGGCTGGTAGTTTCGGAGCCGGATAAAGAACTCAGAATGGAAATTGGAGCTTAAGGGAGGACAAGCACATGAGAAACCCATTCAGGAAGAACAAGAAATACAGCTCGCTCCTTCGGCCAGCGGTAGCCCTTGCTCGAGAGGGCAAAGGAAAAGAAGGCCGGGATGCTATGTTGAAGGCCGAGAAATTCTACTTCAACAAAATCCAAGGAGCAATAACGCCGTTTCCCACGGACGACACCGCGCTGGTGGTCGTCATGCTCCGCCACATCGCGGACAAGCTCGAGCAGAGCACACCGGAGACGAAGCAAAACGTAGCGCACGTCCAAAAGAGCTTCGTGCCGATGGACGTACAAATAAACTTCAAAAATAAGGAGGTCAAATGAAATGACAACAACACAAAACCAGGCGGCAATGACGTCGCAAAAGAGTAACGAGGTAGCAAAAACACAACAGCTCGCGATGAGCGAACGCTTTACAAACCAGGTACTCAGAGAGTTTGGAAGCAATGTAGCCGGTGCAATCCAAGTAACAGACTACCAGAGGCAGCTGATTCAGGGATACTTCATAGGGATAGACAGAGCTCTGAAGATGGCAGAGGAGGCTCGCATACGCAAGAATGAGAATAACAGAGACCACAAATACGACAATAACCTCCCGGTAACATGGGCGAACACCAACCTTAACGACCTGGCCCTAGACGTAGTCCACTACGCCAGGATGGGGCTGGACATGATGCAGGACAACCACCTTTCACCGATCCCCTACAAAAACAACAAGGCCAACAAATACGACATTACCCTAATGCCCGGATACAACGGAATCCAGTATATCGCGGAAAAATATGCGGTAGAAAAGCCGCTGGCGGTCACCATAGAGCTGGTTTATTCGACAGACACATTCAAGCCCATCAAAAAGAGCAGAGATAACAAGGTGGAAAGCTACGAATTTGAGATCAACAACGCGTTTGACAGGGGGACCGTTGTCGGCGGCTTTGGGTACATCGAATACACAGACTCCCTCAGAAACAAGCTGATCATTATGACGCTTAAGGACATCGAGAAAAGAAAACCAGCATACGCAGCCGCAGAATTTTGGGGAGGCAAGGTAAAGAAATGGGAGAACGGGAAACAGGTCGAGGTTGAATCCGAGGGATGGTTTGAGGAGATGTGCCTGAAGACCATCAAACGCGAAGTTTTTAGCGCTAAGCACATACCAAGAGACCCGAAGAAGGTCGACGACAACTACCAATACATGAAGATGCGCGAGGCGAGATACGCAGAGATGGAGGCCCAGGCGGAGATTGACGACCATGCAAACGCCATCATTATAGACACTACGCCAACGGAGCCCTTACAACTGCAACAGTCACAGGCACAGTATGTGGACCTAGAGACCGGAGAGATTAAGGAACCGGAACAAACTAAAATAACGGCCGCAGCAGCTCCGGCACAAGACACGATGGCAGGCCCAGACTTTTAATGGAGATTAAGATACTCGCATCCGGCAGCAGCGGAAATGCCTATCGCATAAGCGACGGCAAGACCGGCCTGCTGCTGGAAGCGGGCATTCCTCTTAAGGCAATACAGGTCGGGTGTGATTTCAGGGTGTCGCAAATCCAGGGCTGCTTAGTGACACACAGCCACCAGGACCACAGTAAGGCCGCCAAGGACCTCGCTAGACTCGGGGTAGATATTTACGCCAGCTCGGGGACGATCGAGGCCTGCAAGCTCACAGGACACCGTATACACGCTGTAACAGAGCTACAGGAACTAATGATTGGATCATTTAAGGTACTGCCATTTGACGTACAACACGATGCACCACAGCCTCTCGGTTTTCTTTTGACGTCTACCGAAACCGGAGAGAAGCTCTTATACTTCACAGACACCTACTACATCAAGTACAGGTTCGACCGGCTAACGTACATCATGGCCGAATGCAACTATGACAAAGAGACGCTGCAAAGAAGCGTGGAAGCTGGGTACATTCCGATAGAGCTGGTGCCGCGATTAATGAAGAGTCATATGAGCTTAGAGCATTTTCTAGACCTGTTAAAAGCAAACGACTTGCACAGCGTAAAGCAAATATATCTTTTACACCTGAGTGACAACAACAGCGACGAGAACCGCTTCAAATTAGAGGTTCAAAAACAAACCGGAGCTGAAGTTTACGTCTGCTGATGAAAAGGAGGCGATGAGCCGATGGCAAGAACACGAAGCATAAAGCCGGGGTTTTTTGACAACGAAACGCTGGGCGATCTTCCCCCATTGACTAGGCTTCTTTTCATTGGCCTCTGGTGTATAGCGGACAGGGAAGGAAGACTGGAAGACAAGCCGAGGAGAATTAAAAAGATACTGCTGGGGTACGACGACATAGACGCAGAAGGAACCGACTCAATGTTACAGTCCTTACACGACTCCGGTTTTATATGTAGATACAGCATGGGAGAAGAACGCTACATCGAGGTGGTAAATTTCACGAAACATCAGAACCCGCATGTCAAGGAAAAGGCGAGCGTAATACCACCGCCACAAGATTTATACACAACAAACGAAACGGTATACGGAGGAGCAAATCAACAGAACACCAGACAAGCACCAGATAAGCACCAGACTAGCACAATACAAGCCACGCCTATTACCTTTAACCGATTACCTTCTACTGGTAGCCTATCACCCACTACGCCAGATGGCGAAGACGGTGGGGAAACAGAACAAGAGAATAATCAGCTGGGCGAGAGCCTAACGGTTCAAACGGCCGGAATGGCAGCGGGAAAAGGAACCCGCGAACAGCCCTCCAAGACCCTGGCTGAAAGAAGGTTTGATGAGTTTTGGACAGCTTACCCAAAGAAGGTAGGCAAGAAGGCAGCGTGGTCAGCATGGAACAAAATCAAGCCAGATACAGAGCTCTATGACAAGATCATGACAGCCATAGGCAGGGCCAGGGCGACAGATCAATGGCAACGGGAGAACGGAAGATTTATACCTAACCCGGCTACCTGGTTAAACCAAGGCAGATGGGACGACGAATATGGGGAGGTGACCCAGACGTATGAAAGCAATAGCCAACATTTTATCGGGAATAACTCAAGAACCAACGAGGACACGAACACTGGAGCGCCAAAGCTCACGGGTTTCAAGCCTGCATGGGACGAAGACGACGAACGGAATGATGAGTAACGACCCGGAAGCTGCGCCATATAACCCGCCAGCGCCGGTACCATGTGAATATTGCGGAGCCCCTCGTTACACCGAGGGCATAGACTTTGGAAGCCGCGTCATTTGGATGCCAAGTGGGCCGCAACAATGCACATGCCCGGAGGCCGTGGCTGCCTATGAGAAGAAACGAGCCGAGGCTGAAGCTGCCGAAGCTGCTCGCCAAAAAGCCGAAGAAGACCGTAAGATGCGGGAACGGGTGCAGCGTATTATTGGAGAGTCTGGTATGGGCTTCAGGTTTTTGCGCCGGACGTTCGCTACCTTCGAGATTACATTAGACAACAAACGGCCACATAAGGCAGCCAAGAACTACGTTGACACCTTCTCGTCTATGCTGCCGAGCAGGGAAAACCTCGAGCCAGGCCGCAATGGGCTATTTATTACTGGCCCAAAGGGAACCGGCAAAACCCACCTGGCCGCAGCCATTGCCAACCAACTCATGCAACAGGGCACAGCAGTTATCTGCATGACCATGATTGACTTACTGGAACGTATCAAAAGGACTTATGAGCGCAGCAAAGACAGCGAAAGCACTGTTTTAAACCTGTACAAACAGGTACCGCTCCTGATTATCGACGACATAGGGAAAGAGCCTGCTACCGAATGGGGGATATCGAAAATATACGCCATAATCAACGGGCGGTATGAAGGCTATATGCCAACCATAGTCACCACCAACTACGACGACCAGCAGCTGGTCAAGCGTCTAACTCCTGCCAACGGCGACGACATCACAGCCGACGCCACCATCGACAGGCTGCGTGAAATGTGCCTTAGCATCCAGATGGCCGGAGATAGCTGGAGGTCAAGATGAGGGGAGGAATCCTGATGAAAAAGAGAACGTGCCGAATGACCGAGGAGGAAAAAGCAATGCACGGCAGAGCTGTAAAGCTAAAGAAAATGACAGATGCGCAACTATGCGAATTCATAGATCACACATACGGCAAAGGGATGGAAGAAGGAGCAAAGCTGGCTCAGGTAAGAAAACGAGAAAAACCCGAAGACTCGGCCGGGCAGGTAATAAAGTTCATAGATTACCTGACGGCAAGAATCGGCAGCGGCAACAGGATCGGGCACGGAACCATACTGCAGCTCAATAGAGAACTGGAAAACGCAATTAACAGCGGGCTATTTGCCGGGGAGGCACACCAATGAAGGGATACAGCAGCGCATATGCCAACAGGGGGCAGCCTTTTGAGGACTTTCTGAAATTCGTACACGAGAGATACCAGGCGGACGGAATAGCCTGCGTCCACAAGGTGCCGACCGAATTTATACCGCTAAGAAACGCCAAAGGCCAGGTATGTAGCGCGAAGGTAGAAACAAAGAGCTGCGTTGATTACCTGGGGAGGTATAAAGGTATACCGGTAGCCATTGAGGCGAAGCACACAAATGAAAAACGGATAGCATTCAGCAGAGTGGAGGCGCACCAGGCAGCATACCTGGACGATTGGAGTAAGGATCCGGACGCAATAGCCCTGGTGATTGTGAGCTTCAGCCTTAGAAAGTTCTACTCGGTACCGTGGCCATTTTGGAAGGCGGCCGCAGAAGCCTGGGAGCTTAAGAAGCCAGGCAAATACCCAGGGAAACAGTCGGTCAGAGCATACGGATGGGAATGGACAACACCAGGCATGGCCAGCGTCAGCGAGGAGCAACTCCTACCGGACTGGGAGATAAAAACCGGAGGCAGATCGGGGCTCCCGTACCTGGAGATTATCGACAAAATGACAGGGGGAACAACCAATGGATAACAAGGACAAGGTGGTTGAGGTATTCGACTTGCGTCGGATTATTAAACCAACCAAAATACCTTTGATTTGCGTTTACAAGAACCCTGCAGATTACCCAGGGAAGTACATAGCCAGACTTTGGGACGTAGACAGGCCGACCAACATAATAGCCATAGCAGAAAGCCTGGAAGAAATAAGAGAGGCTAAACCGGCAGAGATGGTAATCATGCAACGGCATCCGAACGACGACCCGGTAATAGTTGAAACGTGGATATAAGAGAGGAGGCCCAACCACAATGAAAGCAATAACAATATGGCAGCCATGGGCGAGTTTACTCGCCATCGGAGCAAAGCGATATGAGACCCGCAGCTGGGCGACGAATTACAGAGGACCCATAGCAATCCATGCGGCCAAGAAGGACCCTTGCAAAGTACCGCTCTTGGGATTGAAAGCATTCGAGGAGGCGACTCAGGAGGAGCTGGATAAGGCCGGGCTCGCATGGTGCCTGCTCCCCACCGGAGAAATAATCGCCACGGCGGAGCTGGTGAACTGCTGGCGCATCGTATACCGCCCAGGGCCGAACGTTTTTGTTGCTAAGCACATCCCAATCGGGGCAGAGCTGGACGTCCCGAGGAAACACCCGGACTTTGGGTGCTTTATCGTGCCTACAGAGAAAGAGAGGCTGTTCGGAGATTGGACGCCAGGACGGTACGCATGGGAATTTGCAAACATGCAGTTACTGCCGGTGCCGATACCGGTAAAAGGAGCCCAGCGCTTATGGAATTGGAAGGTAGAAACACGTCAGGCAACGGAAATGGTGATGCCATGCCCGTTTTGCGGGAAGACGCCAAAAAGGACAGTGCGCGTCGGAGATGGAGGCATCGGATATTATGCAACAGTAGCATGTTTTTGCGGAGGGTGCGTAGCTAACGCGCATCAATATGGGAAGGGATGCACAATAGAAAACGCCCAAGAAAAAGCATTAACAGCATGGAATTTATGGGCTGGAATAAGCGAATTTGGGATACACCAGGAAGAGCAGCTGTATAAAGACATGCTTTATTAAAGGGTGGGATAAACAATGAAGACCTACATGAACAGGACAGACAGAGAGCACCACTTGATGATCCTGATTATCTGGGACTACCTCGGGAGCTGGCTGGAGAAGACAAGCTGCCTCACCAAAGACGAGCGAAAAAGAATAAAGACGGCAACAACTCACCTACTACACGCCAGCGATAGCATCGTCGGAAGGCTGGAATACGACTACGCAAGGAAAATATTGAAAGACGTCAAGAACATAGAAATCCGGATCACGGACCGAATTAGCGAGAGCCTAAGCCGAACAGAAGGCGGCAGATATATAGACGTTGAGGATTTGTACGACCTGGCCAGTTTTTCACTTAAGGAATGCATAGGCTGCAACAGGAAAGACCACAAGGGATGCGAGAGATATCAACTATTCATGAAGCTAAACATTCCGGTTGCCCAGGAACAAACCGACGGCTGCCCATACGAGAACTAACGCCGGGGAAGCCAACGTGAAGGGAGGACAAATAAATGGGGTAAGCAGTATAAGCACAGCAAGGGTTATCGAGTGCAGTAAATGCGGATGCGAGTGGAGCATAAGCAGCCAGACTGACATACCGGACAGCGGGTATGTTTGCCCGCATTGCACAAGCAGGGAACGAGAAAATAACACCTTTCAGGAGGATAACGATATGGCAAAGAGAGCGCTGCTTCACAGAAGCAAGATAGGGGATTTTAAAGCATGGCTCCAAGAGGACGGCTGGCAGATAGAAAAGACCAAAGGTATATACGAGGTCGTGAGAGCCACAAAACCAAACAGGAAGCCGCTAATAGTCTACACGAGGGACAACAAGGGAGGCGAGCATATGTCCATCCAGGAACGAGACGAGGGCGTCGTGAGGGCATATATAAGAGACCGAAGAAGATCGGCGCGGGCTGCCCAGGCCGGTGTCAAGAAGATCACCAAAGCGGAAGCAGCAAAAGTGATAAACGACAGGAAACCAATCGGGAAGTTCTATCTTACAGAGGGAAGGACCATTGTGGGAATAGACAACGCTACGGGCGACGCCTGGACGGAGGAGTTCAAGAACTTTGAAGCATTTCTTCTTTGGGTAACCACGCAGCTGACTGCAGGAGAGGCGGAAAACAGCGCAGGAGGGAGCGGGAAGATTGGAAGAGGTATTAAGTGCAATCAAGCAGCTACGTGTTGGTAAGGTATACGACGAGTATGAGCTCCAGGCAGCAATAGCAGATGTGTTTGATAAACACAAAATTGCCTACAGCGCGCCGTGGTGGGACTTCAGAAATTGTGGGGAATAGCGCTATGATACCGGCGTATTTGCAGAGACCACCGGTAGACGACGAACCGGTAGGCACCTTGGTACCCTGCAAGAAAAAGGGGTAGTTCAGGACTGGATTATCGAAGGTGAGCCAGGCATGGTCGAGATTGTAAAACGTCTTTTCCCAGGTTCAAAATCGCAAGGGCGCGGAAAGTGCCGATTCCCGAACACAAAAAGGAATGCGGAAAGCCTGAACTGGATTATGCTGCGGTACCCACTCAGGATAGCAGACGAACAGGCGTGGGAGGAAAGCTACCAAGCGGCTGTCAACCATGCAATGAGAATGCGGGACTTTAATAAGCGGCCAGGAAAGGCAGCACCACCACCGGACTTTGTGGGGGCGCTCAAAGAATTTCAAAAAGAGGGCCTGTCATACCTGGCGGGGACAGAAAGAGCTCTCCTTGCTGATGAAATGGGTCTCGGCAAAACGATACAAGCATTGGCATTTTTATCAGCCAAGAAAGCATATCCAGCAATCATCGTTGTACCACCGCACCTGATAAAGAACTGGGAACAGGAAATAAGCAGATTTATCAGGCTGCCGGGCAGCGGACAAATGAACCTATACGGAGGCAATCCAGACGAAGCCGTGCACATCATTAAGGGATTAAAACCATACGAGCTGCCACCGGCAAACATTTATATAACCCATTACCTATTGCTGCGCGGCTGGAAGAATGCATTGCAAGATTACGACTTTAAAGCGGTGATCTTTGATGAGATACAGGAGCTCCGTCATACCGGAACCGAGAAATACAGTGCGGCATCAATATTGAGCGGAAATACTCCGGCATGCGTGGGACTTTCGGGAACGCCGATTTATAACCGGGGCGGAGAGATATGGTCGGTCATGAATATTATCGAATACCATTGCCTCGGAGATTGGGACAGTTTTACTAGGGAGTGGTGCTATGGATACGGATCGGACATCGTTACAAATCCGGATCAGCTCGGAGATTATCTAAAAAAAGAAGGGCTCATGCTTCGACGCACAAAAGACCAGGTGCTTAAGGAACTCCCACCGAAGCGTCGCGTCGTGCAGACGGTAGACTTCGACAAAGGAAGGTATGGGAGGTTAATCCAGGACGCAATCGACAAAGCGAAGGGCATAGACAGCATAACCGGCAGGTTTGAGAAAGGGCGCTTAACCCGCGAAATTGTCAACGACAGCCGCCAAGCAATCGGAATCGCAAAGGCACCGTTCGTGACCGCTTTCCTGAAAATGCTCCTCGACGCAGACGAAAAAATTCTGGTGTTTGCATACCACCACGCGGTTTTTGACATTTATCAGGAGGAGCTCAAAGCATACAATCCGGTCGAAATAACCGGAAGGCAAACGGCAAAAGAAAAGGACGAGAGCGTCAAACAGTTCATGGAAGGGAAATCGAACTTATGCATGGTTAGCCTACGGGCTGCAGCTGGCCTTAACTTGCAGCGGGCAACATGCGTGGTATTTGGAGAGCTCGATTGGTCACCGGCGATTCACTCGCAAGCAGAAGATCGGGCTCACAGAATGGGACAGACAGATAGCGTACTGTGCTATTACCTTGTAGCAGAAGAAGGTACGGACGAGGTTATTCAGGAGTTCCTCGGCCTTAAAATTTCGCAGTTCAGCGGGATTATGGGCGACAAGACTGAGACCGAAGAAGACAAAGCTATCGCACAAACGGTCGCCACAGAGCACATGAGCAAGATAATCGAGAAATTAAAAAAGGAGGCTAAGAAATGATGAACAAAAGCAAGATCGAATGGACGGACTTCACATGGAACCCAGTCACCGGATGCCTTCACGGCTGCGAATACTGCTACGCCAGGAAGCAAGCGAGACGCTTCTCCGGAGACGTAAGACTGAACAAAGGATCCGACCAGCTGCAGAAGGACGGGAACGGACTTTATATCCTGGATAACCCATTCAAGAACCAGGTCACCGGCAAAGTAATACCAGACCCGGTAGGATTTGAACCGATCATGCACAAGTACCGCCTGGCAATGCCAGCCCAAAAGAAGAAACCGGCGAAGATTTTTGTAGTTTCCATGGGCGACTTATTCGGAGCCTGGGTACCGGACAGCTGGATAGAGGAAGTATTCAAGGCCTGCGACGCAGCGCCATGGCACACCTACATGTTTTTAACTAAGAACCCACGCAGATACATGGAGCTGGCGGAAAAAGGCATCATCCGAACCGGCGACAACTTCTGGTACGGAAGCACAGCGACCACGCCGGAGACAGAGTTCTTCTGGCACGACCAGCTGAACACTTTCGTAAGCATTGAACCGATACTCGTGCCATTCCCGGACGTCATACACCCAGACTGCGGCATTAAAAAGGTCAAGTGGGTAATCATCGGAGCGGAGACAGGAGCCCAAAAGGGTAAAGTGGTACCGGAGAAGGAATGGATCCGAGACATAGTCAAGGCATGCCAGGCGACAAAGACACCGGTATTCTTGAAGGATAGCCTGGAAGAGATATGGGGAGAAGACCTCATCCAAGAATGGCCAGAGGGAATGCCAGTAAACAAGGGCAATGACGTGCCGCACTGCAAGGAATGCGAACACCATAAGACAACCCAGGAAGGCAAGCGCGGAGAACGACATGAATGCGAGAAGGAAAATAGACACATACCAGGCAACGCAGCCAGAACCAGCCCACCATGGTGCCCGAAGCGGAGGGAGGAGGCCAGAGATGAATAGAGCTAAATGTAGCGATTGCCAGGAGCCTACTAAAATACCGGTCGGTTTTTGGGACGGTATAAATAAGGATGGAGGATCCACCGGCGGATTAATATACGACTGCAGCAATGTAGACTGCTCTATTAAGCAAGAGAAAATGAAGGCGGAACTGCAAGCACAACAAAGGGAACTAAAAACCCAAAAAGAGAACCGCCAGAACGGCATCGATATCCAAGAGATGGTCCTAGCAAGAAAGCAAGCGGAGCTCACCATAAGAGACTGTGCCCAGGCTTTGGGAGTGAGCCTACCCAAATATAGCGACTACGAACACGAAAGAACACCAATGCCACCGGAGGAATGGGGACAAATCATGGAAATAGCTAGGGAGGAGGCAACAAAGCATGATTGAATACTGCGGAAACTGTAAAGTAGGAGCGGAGACGCACGAATTCTATCCAGGCACATGCCCATATTACAAGAAAACATCGGGCAAGCACTGTGCAAACCACGTACTACTACCATACAAGCCTAATGACGGCCGCATGGTTTATATCGCCAGCGCCATGAGAGGAGACATAGAAGGTAATCTGAGGAAGGCAGCAGCATACTGCCACGCAGCAGTGGAAGCGGGAGCGGTACCAATCGCTCCCCACCTCTATTTTTCAGCATACCTGGATGACAGAGTACCCGAAGAGAGGGCTGCAGGCATGGAAATGGGGCTTCATATTTTGGGACGATGCGACGAGATCTGGGTGTTTGGAACGCCAACAGAAGGAATGAAGGCGGAAATAAATCTGGCCAATAACCTGAAGATGCCGATCCATTACATACCGGAGGAGACAATCAAAAAAATTTTAGGAAGGAGGGAAACGGCGTGAACAAAGTATTCTTAATGGGGCGTCTGGCTACTGAGCCAGAGCTCCGATATACCACAAGCGGAGTGGCGGTATGCACTTTTACGTTGGCAGTAGACAGACCAAGGCAAAAAAACAGGGACCAGGAAACTGACTGGCCATCAATTATTACATGGAGACAAAAGGCTGAATTTGCAGCCAACTATCTCTCGAAAGGCAGGAAAGTGCTCGTTACAGCAGCGGTAAGGACGCGAACCTACGAGGATAAGGAGGGAAAGAGGCGCAAAGTAACCGAGTTCCAGGCAGAGGAAATAGAGTTCTGCGACAGCAAGGCGCAAGGAACTCCCAGCGGAGGCCAAAGAGATACTCAAAGCGAAGCACCGGAAGAGTTTGTCTCAATTAACGATGACAAGGATTGCCCATTTTAAAAAGAGAGGAGGGGTAATATGGCGATGGACAGCAAGGAGTCAATGGGCATTGCTGGTGAAAATTTCATTTGCTTAAGCGTTAGGATGATGGAAATTGCTATCCAGCGCGGCATTGAAACCGGCACCAAAGCAGCGATGGATTACCTGGCGGAAGAGAAAAAGGCTCAAAAGAAAGGGAGGCACGACCGGCGACTACGGAACACCCGCCTACTGCTGAAGAACTACAGGACGTTCAAGCAGCACGCCCAGGGCGCTGTGTTCAACGCCAAACAAGCAAAAGAAAACGCGGTGGATATATTAGACGGGCTGGACGATTTCACCTTTGATGATAGCCTCTATATTGAAAGCATAAAGAGGAGCCAGCAGCGAACAATCATCATCCTGCGGCATATCGACGAGATGCTGAAGTACTACAGGATAGCCTGCGAAGAATCTGGAAGAGAAGATGAGATGAGATGCTTTAGGATCATCATGAAGACCTACATCGACGACGAAAAGAAAACAGCAGAGCAAATCGCGGAAGAAGAACACATAGAAAGGAGGACCGTCTACAAGAATATAAACTCAGCCATAAAGCCCCTTTCTGCCTTGGTATTTGGCGTCGATAGCATCAAATTGTACTGATGAAAGCACCATGCAAGCACGGGGCACAAACCGGGCATTGAATAGGCACTATAAGCAAAATAAAATTATAGGTGGAGGAGTGTACAAAATGGCAAAGAAGAAGCCGAAGAATACCTTCATCGAGATTGACTACACGACTGTTTTGTGCATATGACGAACTGGTACCGATCGAGAAGGCAATCCCGAATCCAAAGAATCCAAACCAACACAGCACTGACCAGATCGCACGGCTGGCACAGATCATTGCCGCCACCGGGTGGAGGGCACCGGTAACCATAAGCAAGCGGTCTGGCTTCATTGTAAAAGGACACGGGCGGCGGCTGGCCGCCATAGAGCGCGGCTGGGATTTCGTGCCGGTTGACTACCAAGAGTACGCCAGTGAGGCTGAGGAATGGGCCGACCTTATCGCCGACAACCGGCTGGCCGAGCTTTCGACCATCGATACAGGCCTGTTGATAGACATGATCGGCGACCTTGACACCGGCGAGATTCCGGTGGAGTTAACTGGTTATTCAGAAGAAGACCTGGCAGACATCATAGCAGCCATGGAAGGAGCGGACGACACAGTAGACGACAAAGCAGATGCAGCTCCAGCAATACAGAACATACCAATGAGTAAAGCCGGGGATATTTGGCACCTTGGCACACACAAGCTGATATGCGGCAGCGCCACAGACAGAGCCACCATAGAGAAGCTGATGGCAGGAGAAAAGGCAAAGAGGGTCAACACAGCCCCGCCATACGGAGTGAGCTACGAGTCACAGAGCGGCAAGTTTGACATGATCAAGAACGACGACCTCACTGGCGATGATCTGATGGGTGGCCTTTTAATACCGGCGTTCAAGAATTATACAGAGTTCACAGATCCAGATGCAGCCTTTTACATTTGGCACGCTTCGAGCACAAGGCGAGACTTTGAGGATGCCATGACAGCCGCAGGACTTATAGAGAAACAATACATCATCTGGGTAAAGAACGCACCAGTGCTGGGCCATGCAGACTACCAATGGGCACACGAACCGTGCTTCTATGCAGAGAAGGCAGGTCAGAGCGCTCACTTCTACGGGGATAGAGCGCAGAGAACAACCTGGAAGGTAGTTCTTCGAGACGCAGAGCAGATGGCAACAGTCCTCACAGGAGGCGTCGTATTAACCGACGGAGCCGGAGGAAAGATGTTCCTGAACGACAAGCCGCCGAAAGGAAAGAAGATCCGTTATATTCGTTTAAGAGACGGCAAAAGCGTATGCCTGTACCCGGAGAGCAAGGCTTCAACCGTCTGGGAGGTAGCCAAGGAAACCGGAACGGAACACCCGACACAAAAACCAGTAGAGCTGGCAGTTAGAGCGATAGATAACAGCAGTAAACCAGGAGACCTGGTCGTAGATTTCTTTGGGGGGAGCGGTAGCACGCTCATAGGAGCCGAAATGACCGGCAGACGATGTAACATTGTGGAGCTGGATCCAAGGTACTGCGACGTGATCATCAACCGGTACGTGCGCTTCACAGGGAACATCGGCGTTACTTGCCATAGAGGAGACCAGGTACTGCAGTACATACAGCTTAAACAGGATAACGATAAATTAAACGGCATAACACCCGAAGAGTGATAATAGCAAAAGGGTGCAGCAAATAAAGGGGCAGGTCCGACTAAACGGCCTGCCTTTTGTAGTTTCCAAACCAACAGAAAGGAGGAAGCAGCATGGCGAAGCGCAAACAACGGGAACCAGATAACATATGGGACAGAATACCCGGAGAGACACCGAGGGAATTCCAAAAGTTCTGTTGGTACCGGGATATGAATACGGCCGAGAAGCCGATCAGAACGCGGAACCTTTCAAAGCTGGCCAAGGAAATAGGTTTTTCATATGACCACCTACGAAAGCTAAGCGCAAAGAACGACTGGGTAAGCAGGGCCGCAGCGTACGACTCCTACCTGGACGCCAAGACTAGAGAACAAAGCGAAGCAGAAATCATAGAGATGCGAAAGAACCATGCCCTGCTGGCCTCCCAGATGATCAAGAAGGCGGCCAAGCGGCTGCTTACCATACCGGAGGAGGAGATAACCGCCACCGACATTGTGCGCCTGGTCGATGTCGGAGTTAAAATCGAGAGATTGAGCCGTGGCGAATCCACCGAGAACAAACAGATAAGCGGAGAGGCAAAGATAACTCACCAGGGCGAGGTTAAGGTGCGCAGCCCAGGAGACCTGAACCTTTCGAGCTTATCAGATGAGGAGCTCGTAGAGCTTGAACAGCTACTGGAAAAACTACATACAGAGCCCGTTGTTTGATGTTGATGCTTTGCAGGCGGCGCTTCAAAGGGAGAAAGCGGAGCGCAACCTTTCAGAGTTCATCAAACAAGCGTGGAGGGTAATCGAACCAGGCACGACGTATGTAGAAAACTGGCACATCGATTTAATAAGCGAGTATCTTCAGGCAGTAGACAACAGCGAGATATTGAGGCTTATAATCAATATCCCGCCGCGACACATGAAGTCCATCCAGACGACGGTCTGCTACCCGGCCTGGTCGTGGATTAAGAAGCCGGAGAAGCGCTTTATTAAGGTTTCATACAGCGACAACCTCTCTAGGAAGCACAACGTCCTGTCCAGGGATATCATCAGGAGCCCGTGGTACCAGGCGAACTGGGGAGACCGGTTCAAAATAAAGGACGACGTCGACAGACAGAACGAATTCAAGAATACCCACCACGGAATGATGTTCTCTACCAGTACAGGCGGAAGCCTTACCGGTGAAGGTGGAGACGTAATCATCGTGGACGACCCGCAGAACCCCTTAATGGCTAACAGCGAGGCCGAAAGAGAAGCGTCGATAGCTTTCTTCAAGAACACCCTGCAAACCCGTCTAAACGACCCCAAAAAGGGCGCAATCATAATCATTATGCAGAGGCTGCATGAGAACGACCTGACCGGTTACATTTTATCGGAGCAACTGGGATACGAGCACCTATGCCTGCCGGCGGAGGCACCGGAAAAAGCCGTCGTGCACTTCCCTATAAGTGGGAAGGAAATCATTCGAGAGGAAGGAGATATCCTCAACCCCGGCCGATACGACAAAGATACCCTGGTAGACCTTAAGAAGTCCATGGGAAGCGTCCAGTATGCTGGCCAGTTCCAGCAGACACCAGCACCAGCAGAGGGCGTTATTTTTAAAAGAGAATGGCTAGGGAACTTCTTCAAGAACGCACCCTACCAGAACATGCTCATACAGTCCTGGGATATGGCATTCACGAAAAGCGAAGGCAGTGCCAAAGTTGCAGGCTTTATCATGGGGAGACACGGCAGCAATATATATCTTCATGACTTAACCAACGAAAAAATGACCTTCACCGAGAGCGTGGCTGCAGTTCGAACGCTCTCAGGCAAATGGCCGAAAGCCAGGGCGAAAGTAGTAGAGAACAAAGCAAATGGCCCGGCGATCGTTGACCTTTTGAAAAAGGAGATCCCAGGCATGGTGGAGTTTAACCCGAAGGGAAGCAAGGAGGAACGTGCAATCAGCGTAACGCCTTACTTTGAAGCGGGTAATATCTGGTTCCCGGACCCCGCAACACACCCTTGGGTGCACGACTTAATCAACGACCTTTTAATATTCCCAAAAGGAACATATAAAGATACGGTGGACGCCCTGGTGCAAGGAATTTTATACCTCATGGATAAGCCTACCATGACCGGCCCACCAAAGAACAGCAGCCTCACAAAGAGCAGCTACTGGAAAAGATAACAAAAAGCCTGGTGCAAGTACCAGACAAGCATCGGGCATGCATAAGGTGAGCACTGCACCAGAACAGTAAGAGGACAACACCAGGATAACACAATGATTAAAATGATGTTTTTGATGGCGGAACCGACGATAATGTCGACATCGAAAGCACTGCAAAATGATATCGAGCAACAGCCGGAAACGCAGGAAATACCAGGGTTTGCAGAAAGCACCGGGCAAGCATGGTGCAAGTACGAGAAAAGCACAGAACTAGCCACGCTGGTACCCTATTACCTATTACCTATTACCTATTACCTATTACCTATCACTGTTAACTCCAATGAGATAGTGAGAAGGAATAAAAAACTAAATTAGAGAGGGGCAAACAAACGATGGATAATAAAGCCTATCAATTAAGAGCTCGCTTCATGCAAGAAGCGGAGGAAAAAGGAACCACAGCGCAAATGCTGATAGCGGCCGTTAAACTGCCAACCGGAGCCGTTGAGGTTATAACAAACACAGCGCTGATACCAACCAAAATAGATTATTACAACAACGCATACGATGAGGAGTTCAAGCTCAAAACGAACCCCAACGTTCAGATGGTGGGCTTCATGTTTGTGTAACCGAACCAAGACGGAAAAGGAGGTGAGAAAAGGTAGTGGCAAACAACAGCTTAAAAGAAATCGGTCGCCTGGGACAAAAGAGATACGGCGGCTTTTTTTATGAGGAATTCTTAAAAGACCTTCAGGGCAAGAAGGGCGTGGAAGTTTACCGGGAAATGAGCGAGAACGACGACGTGATCGGCTCAATTCTTTATGCAATTGAAATGTTAATCAGACAAGCGACGTGGAACGTGCAACCGGCAGGCAGCACACCGAAGGACGAAGAGGCGGCAGAGTTCATATACCAGTGCATGGACGACATGCAGGACACATGGACGGACACTATATCGGAAATTCTTTCATTCCTGACCTACGGATGGAGTGCCCATGAACTCGTATACAAACGCCGTGCCGGAAAGAGTAGAGACCCAAAACTCAATAGCAAATACAGCGATGGCCTAATAGGATGGCAGAAGATACCTATTAGAGCGCAGGAAACCCTGTGGGAATGGCTATATGACGATGCAGATAACCTCCTGGGCATGGCGCAGATGCCACCGCCGAAATTCGAAATCATTGAGATACCAATCGAAAAGCTGATGCTCTTTAGAACAAAGAGCAGGAAGGGCAGCCCGGAAGGAAAGAGCATTCTCCGCAACGCTTACCGCAGCTGGTACTTCAAGCGTAGGATCCAGGAGATAGAGGGAATCGGCATCGAAAGAGACCTGGCCGGTTTTCCAACATTAACTGCACCCGAGGGAATGAACATCTGGGACGACGACGATCCGGAAATGGCAGCCATTAGAGCGGCAGCGGAAAAGATCGTTCAGAGCATAAGAAGGGATAGCCTCGAAGGATTATCCATGCCAGCAGGATGGAAGCTGGAGCTGTTAAGTACAGGAGGCCGCCGACAGTTTGACACCAATGCAATCATCGAGAGGTACGACACTAGAATAGCAATGACCGTCCTTGCGGATTTTGTCTTGTTAGGCCACCAGAAGGTGGGCAGCTTTGCGCTATCAAGCGACAAGACTGAGCTTTTCGCAATGGCGGTAGGAGCATACCTGGACATTATCTGCGAGACGTTCAACAACAAAGCAATACCATCGCTGATAGATCTTAATGGTGAGCACTTCAATGGGATAACAGACTACCCAACACTGGAACACGGAGACATTGAAGGAGCCGACATCCAATCACTGGCAGCATACATCAAGGATATGACCGGCGTGGGCGTTCTGGTACCGGACGACGGAATAGAAGACTTTGTGAGAGAGGCAGCAGGGCTACCGGAAAGACTGGACGACAGCACAGCGTCAAACCCAAGGCAACCGAAGAGACCAAGGGATGTAAAACCAGGCAAGGAAGCGGATCCGGACGACCTAGAAGACCTGGAGGACGACGAGGAAGCTGTAAAAAAAGCGAAAGAGAGACTGGGTATTTTGGAGCAATAATAATTGTTATGGGCAGTACATAGAGTATCGTGATATACTTCCAGCAAAAGGGGGTATGAGAAATGACTACCATTTTATTGATAATCATTGTTGTTATTCTTTTGGTTTTTCTCGCAGGAAAGCTTCTAGAAGATTTAGGCGGACTAATAGCATTAGTTATCGCAGCCATAGCGGGCATAAAAAGAAAAATGACAACGAGAAAAGAAAAAAGAGTAATGGTACACTGCCCGTGCTCTAACAATTTCCAAGCGGAGCCGCGGAAAGAAAACAGGTGGATTGTCCAATGCCCAAAGTGCGGACAAAAACTGAGGGTGGATACCAGTAAAAATAGAAAAAATAAGCAATAAACCTCTTGACTTTTTGCCCGAGCAATAATACATTTAATGCAATAGCAAAAAGTGAGGTGATGCAATGCCAAAGAAGATGGGCCGCCCTCCCAAAGAAACAGTAAAGAGTGTGAGCCTAGGACTGCGAATATCAGAAGAGACTGCTAAAAAACTACAACGATGCGCAGAACGACTGAAGATTTCACGCACACAAGTGATCGAAAAGGGCATAGACCTTGTGGATGAAGGCATCCACACAAAATAAAGGACACCCGCCGTCCGTGACAAGAACAGAGCGAGTGCCCTCAATACCAACCCCGAAGGACTGATAAATATATTCTATCAAGCCTCCGGGGGGAAATCAAGGAGGACGATAGAATGTCGCAGATTAATAATTGTTTTCAAGCATACTGCTCAATACGCAAGGAAGAAGAGCCGACGAAATATCTTGAGAGACTGGAAATGGTTCTTGGCCGCAGCGACTATATGCAGATTGAAACCGCCATTAGCGACGAGCTCACAAAAACGGAGAGTGAATTTTTCAGGGCGGGCTTTGAATGCGCTGTTGCCATTTTGCGGGGGGTGGCGGTATGAACGAATTAACGCTTATCACAACGGAACGCTTTGGAGAGCTCGACTGCAACTTTTATGAAAGCGGGAAAGAATACGTCGTGACCCGTGAGCAAATCAGCGCTGCGCTTGGGTATGCAAATGCTGATGGTATTGCAAGGATACACAACAGGCACAAAGAGCGATTCGTCAAGTTTTCAACTGTGGTCAATTTGACCACAGTTGAAGGAAATCGTAATGTTGCCCGGAACACCATCGTCTACACCCGCCGAGGCATCATGGAAATATGCCGGTGGAGCCGCCAGCCGAAGGCAGATGCCTTTATGGATTTCTGCTGGGATGTGATGGAGCGATTGATGAAAGGAGAAGCCACACAGCCGGACGCGCGCATAGAAACCTTAACGGAGGAAGTGCGCAAGCTAACAGAGAGCATAGCTATCATCGCAGGACAGTTTGCCAAGCCCACCTTGCAGGTTTTACAAACAACGGACTCAACAATTCCTGGCAAAGCAGCGAGACGCCGCTGGATGCGAACGCTCAACGAAAAGCTGGATCTGTTGGAGGAGAAGTTTAAGGCATCACGGAATGAGATACTGCATAAAGTATATGTCTTTGTAGAACAAAATTTTGACATAATACTTGACGAAGAAAGAATTAAGGCTATGGAGCAAAAGGGGTTAAGTGATTGTACAGTGCTTGAAGTTATATTCTATGATGAGAATTACAGGACATTCATGCAGAACACTATAGATTGTAACCTTGATCCAGAAGACAGAGGCTGGTGATAACATGAAAAAAATTGACCTCACAGGGCAGAGGTTCGGAAGGCTAAAAGTGCTTTACGAGATAGGTCCTGGGAATGATGGAGTAGAATGGGCTTGCGAATGCGAGTGTGGAAATTGGACGGTAGCCGTAACAAGTAGTCTTAGAGCAGGACGCGTAAAAAGTTGCGGATGCTTATTGAAGGAAATATCAGCAACGAAAGGTTACAAGAACCGTTTCACAGCATTGTTCAACACATACCATAATCTTAAAAGAGCTTGCTACGATAAAACAAGCCCAAACTATAGCGAGTTTGGAGAAAAGGGCATTGCTTTTTGCGAACAGTGGTTTAATAGCGTCGATGAATTTAAGGAATGGAGTATTAATAATGGATATAAACCATATGCGAAACTACTCAGATACGACCAAAATGAATGCTATTCACCAGAAAACTGCTTCTGGTGGGTGCCAAATAATAAAGAAGAATAAAAACACCGTGCAAGTATGGTGCTTGCACCAGACAAGCACCATAATGAGGTAATAGGTAGAGGGTGAAAGGTAATCGGTAAAAGGTTAACAGTAATAGGTAACCAGATATAGGAGGTAAAAAAATAGGTGGAGAAGACTTCAAGACAAGAAGCAGTGAGCAGAGCAATAAAAATAGCGACAAATGCCCTTAAAGAAGATAGAGAGCGAAGGGAACTCGAATCACTAAAAAAGGCATTCGAAATACTAAAACAAAGAAAAACAGATGCGGTAATAGAAACATTCTTTCAAGGAACCGGGAGCACCATATTCGCTGAAGCAGGAATAATAGTTTTATACAAAAACCCTTCAGACTACCCGGACAAATTCGTCGCTCGTATTTTTAACAGTGACAATCCGACTCAATATATCGCATTAGCAGATACTTACGAGGAGATCATGGGAAAAATGCCAGCAAATACAGTATTATTAGAGCGAACTGAAAAAGACGACCCGGTGATTATTGGGGCGTTTGTAGCACAAGAATTATTGGACTTATTAAACCAAGAAGAATAAAAGTGACTAAAAGGCACCGACACCCGGTGCCTTTTGCTATACAAGAGAGGTGGTAAAATGTTAATCAGGAAAAGAAATCAACGATCCCCTACGTTCCGGAAGGCTCGTAAGAAAGGGAAAGATAAAGACATTCTCGATAAATTGAACTCTTATCTTGACGCAGAGGGTAGCGAACCTGTTCAATGGCTGACCCGTTTCTGGGGCGATCAACAAAAAGCGATAACGTACAAAGAATTAAGAGAAGCTATTCTCGCAGGACAAATAAGTGAAACAACACTTCATGAATGGCAGATAGCATATTCTAATCTTGTAACCAATCAAATGAAACCGATTTGGCAAGACGCAATGATCGCTGCCAACAGACAAACAAAACCAGGTGGTTTTTATTTTGACCCTACTGCAAGAGGAGCCAAGGATTGGATAGAAGAACATGGTGGCGAGTGGATAACGGCAATACAGGAGGAACAACAAAAAGCAATCGCCGCTATGTTGGGAAAGGCATATTCAGGAAATTGGGACGTGGATGAACTAGCCAAGGTTATCCGTCCGACCATCGGGCTAACAACACCACAAGCAAAAGCTAATTTTAATTATTACAACCATGTAAAAGAAACCCTCTTAAAAAACAACCCTACAATGAGAGAGGCGACAGCCATCAAAAGAGCCAGAGAGGCCGCTGCCAAATACGCTGCTAAACAGCATCGCCAGAGAGCGCAGATGATAGCAGAAACAGAAATGGCATTTGCTTACAACAAGGGAGCCGACGAAGGCATAAAGCAGGCCCAGAAGAAGGGATACGTCGGAAAAATAAGGAGGGTATGGAGTACGGCAGACGACGAGCTGGTCTGCGAGGTTTGCGGAGGACTTGACGGCACCGCAATAGACATGGAGGAAGAGTTCGACTTCAAGGGCAAGACGCTATACAGAGGTCAGAAGCAAACGCCCCCGGCACACCCCAGGTGCAGATGTGCGGTGAAATACGAGGAAGTAGAGCCGCCCACATACGAGCGGGTGCCGCTTGATTATGACGAGGAATACGCCGTAAATAGTTATATCAGCAGTGAGAGTTATAAAATAAATGAGAAACTGAGAAGCGGGGCAACGCTCACGCCAGAAGACTACAACTTCACAACCAATCTTGATAGCGCCTTGTCTAAAATGCCAAGGCATGAAGGAACCCTCACACGCTCATTAGAGTTCATAAACAACGAAGACAGGGTTTCTTTCTTGAAGGAACACGAACAAGGAAGTATAATCGAGTATACGCAATATATATCGACCACAAAAGGATCGATATATAACCCGAATGCGCCGATCCAGATAATTATTCTTTACGCAACAGCTGGACGAGACATAAGCAGCTATAACTCCGCAGAGAAAGAAGTATTATACGAGAGAGGATCCAGATTTACGGTCATTGACGTAACGCAATCAAAAGATGGAACGATTTATATAACCATGGAGGAGGAAACGATATGAGTGAGACTACAAAGAAGAATGGTAAGCCATTCTCGCACCCCCGCTGGAATGAGCCCATCGGCGGAAAGGTCGTTGGACACAAGGAACTATCTAAAGAGAAGCAAAAAGAGGCACACGAAGATACAGTGGCAGTATTGAAAAGTATGGGCGTGGAGCTTGACGAGGATGAAAAATAACTGAATTTCTGCCGCAGAAACGGGGCAGTAAAATAGGCGAGATAGCCAGGGGTAGGACTAAAAACTACTCCTGGCCTTTTTCGCTTTTGAAAGGAGGCGATACGATGGTCAAATTCAGCGACCTGGTAAGCGTCAAAATTGCCAAGGTAGAGCCGAAAGCAAGGATGCCGGGAGTGGTGAAAGGCCGCTTTAAAATCCAGAAATCCGACGACGACAAAATGTTGGCGTTTGGATGGGCAAATGTAGCAGTCACCGCCCAGGGGAATCAAATAGAGGACTACCATGAGGACATGATAGACCCGGGAGAATTGGAACAGGCAGCATACAGCTTCGTGGAGCTTTACCGCGAAGGCGGAGAACAACACGAGCGCGGAGGCGTGGCCGTTTTGGTAGAGAGCATGGTATTCACCAAGGAAAAGATAGGCGCTCTTGGTATCACGGAGGGAACGTTACCAGAAGGATGGTGGATCGGTTTCAAAGTAACTGACCCTGATGTCTGGGACAAAGTCAAAGACGGAACCTACCCGATGTTTAGTATTGAGGGAGAGGCGGTCCGCGAGGAAATCGAGGTAGAATAATCTCATTTTGATAATTCAGGAAGCGGCGAGCATTCGTCGTTTTTTGTTTTATAAAGAATTACCAAGAAAGGAGGAACGCGCAGCATGGCATCCAAACTGAAAGATCTTAAGATCACCAAGGTTGATTTTGTAGAAGCCGGAGCCAATCCAGAGGCCAACATCCTGCTCTTTAAGAATAAAGAAGGTGCACCGGCAGCGAAATCCACCGCAGCCACTGCGAAAGGAGGTGAGAAAAGCGAAGGAGCAGTAAAGAAGTTCTTCTCAACCGTCGCAAAAGCCCTGGGCATTGGAGACGAGAACGTCGACCAGGCCATCGAGGAAATAGCCAAAGGCTATGAAGCCGCTACATTCGGAGAAAAGATGAACGAGCAGAAGCGCAGACGGGTAACCAGCGAAATCTGGGACGTTTGCTACGCCCTTGAAGAGAGCCTGTGCTCTATTATCTGTGACGATGACGTAGACGAAGCCGACAAACCAGAACTTATGGAACAGAGCCTGGACGAGTTCAGCGAAGCAGTAAAAGGCTTAATACCAACCTGGGCGCAGGGGAAAATCGCAAACAAAATCAACAAGTCAGAGCAACCCATAACACCGGCAAGGCTTGAGATGGCCAAAGCAGCCAAAGAAAAGCTGGAAGCCATCATAGCCAAAGCAGAACCAACCCCACCGGCCACAGATCCAGAGGGAGACCCTATTCAAAAACAAAAAGCGAAAGGAGAAATGGAAGACATGAAAATCGACAAAAGCAAATTGACGCCTGAAGAACTGGCAACCCTCGAAGCAATCGAGAAAAAAGCTGGCATTCAGGACGAACCAGCAGGCGAACCTACACCAACAGATGTAAACAAGGGCGCAGCCAGTCAGGCAGTACAGACATCCGGAGCGGAGCCCGAAGCAGGAGAAGGAGAGGATATTTATAAAGGACTTCATCCTTTAGTAAAAGCGGAACTCGAAAAACTTCGTAAAGCTGCAGATGCAGCAGAGGACAGAGAGCTGGCCGAAATAGCTAAAAAGTATGAAATCGTTGGCAAAAAGGCCGAGGAACTTGTGCCTCTATTCAAGAGCTTAAAGGCGGCAGGGGGAAATGCCTACGAGCAGATGATCGCAGTTCTTGACGCAAGCGTAACAGCTGTTGAGAAGTCCGGTATCTTTTCTGAGATTGGAAAGAAAGGTAACGGAGAGACCAACGCCTGGGTAGCCATCGAAAAGCATGCTGACGAAATCCAGAAATCCATGCCGAACCTGACAAGAGCTCAGGCTGTCGATAAGGCATGTGAGCAACACCCAGAACTCGTACATGAGTACGAGAATATAAGATAAGGAGGAACAAAAATGTATTTAAGCACAGCAATCAACGATACCCCGACCATCGTCGGGAAGGCCGGAGCACCCATGCTGAACGCAGCATTCCATGCCGCAAAGTTTGATGCGCAAGGCAACATCGTCCCCGCCGCAGCTGGGGACAACGCAATCGGTTTATTTGTCGGAACTACCCCTGACGCCGTAGCAGCTGGAGACGACGTAACCATCCAGATCAAGGACGTCGGCCTGTGGGTAACCGGAGCCGCAGTATTAGCCGGAGCAGAGGTAGCATCCAACGCGGGAGGCCAAGCCATCACGGCAGCAGCTAACGCTTTTATAGTCGGAATCGCACTGGAAACCGCAGCCGCACCCGGAGCGGTTATTAAGGTGCAGATCGTCAAAGCCGGATACAAGAACGGTGGAGCGGTAGCACCGCTGACATTGGCCGGGCTTACCGACGTAGCCATCGCCAACATCGCTGACGGCGACGCCATCGTTTACGATCTGGCCACCACCAAGTACGTTAACAAGGCGCTCGAATTAACCGACCTTGCAGACGTAGCGATAGCGAATATTGCAGACGGCGATGCCATCGTTTATGACCTCGCGACCACCAAATACATCAATAAAGCAATTTCACTTGATGATCTCGCTGACGTAGCAATCGCGAACCCGGCAGATGCTGAGACGCTGACATACGTAGCGGCAGACACCGCATGGAAAAACTTATAAGAGAGGAGATAGAAAACTATGAGCGGTAACGGAATAAATACGGCTGGCCTTCAGGCGAAAATCGCAAAGAACTGGCGGCCGAACAACTACCTGACCAACATGAGCATGGCCTACTTCCAGGAGGAGGCAGACTTTGTAGCCCCTTCGATATTTCCAATTTGCCCTGTTGGCCTAAGCTCCAGCTATTACTACACTTTCAGTAAGGCTGATCTTGCGAGAGACAATGTAGCGCGTAAACCAGCATTCGGTAAAGTGCAGCCCGCATTGATGGGGCAGACAGATAGCACCTATAAATGCGAAGTAGACCAGGTAATCGTCGGTATAGACCAGATTGACTCCCTCAACTATCAGAGAAGCAGGGCACCTGGTGTGGCAGACCCGAGAAGAGCAAAGGTGAGGTTTGTAACAGAGCAGCTGAAGCTCCACCTGGATCTTATTTTTGCGCAGAACTTCTTCAACGCTGCAGCATGGCAGAACGTATGGGTTGGCGTAGTAGGTAATCCACAACAGAACCAGTTCTTGAAATTCACTGATGCTAACTTCGACCCCGTGAACTTCTTCGACGCAAGAATAAAAGACATCAAACAGAGCGGTCGCAGAAAGCCAAATAGGCTGGCACTTGGCGTGGACGCATTCAACGCCTTAAAGAACCACCCGGACATCATAGAAAGGGTGAAGTACACCGGCAGCACAGCAAACCCTGCAATCGTAACAACGGCCGCCCTTGCAGCCATCCTTCAGATTGAGCAGGTTAAGGTTCTCGAAAGCACCTACAACAGAGGCGGAATCGGCCAGGAAGACATGCAGTTTGTATGCGCAACCGACGGAGCGCTGCTTTGCTACGCCACCGACAACGCTGCAATCGACGAACCGAGCGCAGGCTACATCTTTACATGGGACATGTTGGGCAACGGCCAGTACGTAGCACTCGACCAGTACGATGGTGAAAAAGGAACACATTCAGAGTTCGTGGAAGGTTTGATGAGCACCGACATGAAGAAAACCTCTGATGATTTGGCTATTTACTTCGACCAATGCATCTAAGAGAAGGAGGAACATAGATGAGCGGTTACACTTGCACCAAAGCGTGTACATTTGGAGGCGTCGCTTATTCAGTAGGCGACGCTATTCCTTTTGAAGCCGTTCTTCCAAGCCGTGAAAGAGCCTTGATCAAACAGGGCTTTATTGCCCCGGCGGAAAAAGCATCAGACGCGAAGCTGCAGGAAGAGAATGAAATACTTACTGCCAAGATAGCAGCGTTGGAAAAAGCCGCCACGGGAAACCCAAAATCGCCCACAGAAGACGAAAATGCGCAAAAGAGCATTGTTGTACCCATCAAGGTCAAAGATGGCATCCTGGAGCTTATTATGACGCCAGAGGACATCATAAAAGCAGTAACAACTATGCAGTTAAATGCAGAAGAAGCAGCCAGGGCGGTGGGCGAAATTGAAAAAGAGGAAACCCTGATATTGATTGACGCGC